AATCAACGTGTGTAAACAATTCTGAAATCTTTACATATTTCCAGTTGCCAACATTATCATAAATTTTTAAAGTAGTATCTTTACATACACTATCACCAAATATTACATCTTTTCCTTGAGATTTTGCTATGTCTTGTAGAAACTGATTTAGATCACGGCCTGTTCGTGTGACAAATTCTGCTATCTCTCTATTATATAATCTGAATGATCTGAGTCCCATGACTCCATAATATGAATTATTGATATATTTAACGGCATTTTGCTGGTTTTCCAAGTTGATATCGTCTGGTTTTTCTTTACACTGGCGTCGTAGATCTTCTCGTAGTGCTAATGTTTTTTCTAGAGTTTTAACCACCAAACCGTCTTTGTCTGGTGATTTTTGGAATCCTATCATGATATTTGGATATAAACTTGCTAAATCAAATGTTGCCATATATTCGCTTATACCTGGTTTTGGTTCAATGACCGTTGCACCTTGAAATTTAGTTTCGTCATCAGATGATCCAATAAACTTTTGTTTGGTAGGCATTACAGTGAGTCCTTCGTGCATAAGAAGCATTTCAATGACCTTACTATTGTATAGAACATCATTTAATTTACATCCGGTTAATTTACGAAGGTTTTCAAAGAATGTAAATAATCCCATGCGCCGATCTATTATTTCGAGGGCTATAACATCATTTTTACAGTAGTCGATGAATTCTGTCCATCGTTCTCCATCGAAGATCTTTTGCATGATTGGCCCCAAGTCATCATATTCAAATGCTTCATCACCAAACAGATCTTCATCTGATATAATAGACTTAAGACCATATGATTCACGTTGTGCTCGCGCAGATGTTATTTTTTTGAATGCTTCAAGCATATCAAGTGTTGAACGTCCTATGATACGTAGATTAAATGATCCGGTTTCGGGGTCATATTCACATCGTGGTGTACCATATCGTGCCAGATTACTAATATCTACATGTAGTTTCCATGATCGCCGTATAATATATGGTAAATCGTATGAACTACTTGACCACCCGGTTATGATATCTGGATTCACCCGTTTGAGGTAATCCATGAACGTTTGATACAAATCATGTTCAGTAGTAAGAGCTATATGTGTTGGATCGTCTGTTTGCGGCACCCCATTTGTGAATACCATTATAGTATTGGTGTAATTATCAAGTGTTTGAATACTGACTATTGGATAATCTGCATCGAGTGGATTTGGAAATACACCTTGTGGGGATAGCACTTCAATATCAAAATATACAATACGTGGTACTAAAATATCTTCTTTTTCGATTGGTTTTATCTTTTCACCTGTATAATTATAAGCATATCTGATATGATTATCTACGAGAAATCGTTTGTCAAATAGAAAATCTGCCATGTCAGTAAAACTGAATAGATCACGTACTTTTGGCACATCTGATGGTATTTTAGTATACACTTTTCTAACTGGTCTATCAAGTGCATCTTTTATAATTTCATCATGATACTCAGTTATTCTATCATGGTATGGTTCTTCATTATAAGGGGCATAAAAATACGGTCTAAATCCTTTTATGACATGCGTCTCGAGTTTTTTCGGATTTGATATACTTCTACCCCATAAAATGATTTCTGGTTTTCCATAGTCCAGTTGATAAAATGATTCCATCAAAACGAAATTCATCATTATAATATTGGACTTGATAATATATATAATTTATGGAACGATGAAAAAAGCAATATAACACTTAAATGCTGTATACGTGAAAAATGATATTGGGGAGTTTGATAATAGCAAGGGTGTTAATTATCAATGTCTTCCCAAAGAGATACATAATCAGTAAGCTTTGTTTGTACAGAATCAGATTCATCATGTGATACCATAATACAACACCTTTTCATTACTTTTTAGAAACAAGTTCAATTACAATTACAAGGAAAATCACTAATGTCGGAAACCACAACATATACGTTTCAAGGTTCAGGGCCAACGCCTTGTTCAGTATAAATAATGCAGATTGCATCAATACAAATACCGCAATGTTGTATGCTCCTGAAGATGAATATGTATGATTTACCCATACATATTTTGCATCTAATTCAGCATCTGATACATTTATACCTTTCATTTATTCATTAGCACCTGATTCTGTGGTATCTTCTTCGCCAAAAAATGCTACTCTCAGATCATCAAGTTTCTTCAGGACATCATTGAACCCTTCATCACCCAATGCCTGCAGACCATTAATAGAAGACAGTCTGATAATTTCAGCGTCTTTAATTTTGTTCAAATCATTTGCACTAGATGATTTCATAAGATGTGCAAATCCAATAGATGCAAGATAGTATATTCCATGGATTTCATTTTCTGTAAAGTCGTATGCTGTCATTACCTAACCTATATCTTTTTACTACGTTATTAATTTATCTATAAACAATATATATTAAAGAATGAATGATATATAATCATATATTCTCAATTTTATGTTTATTAATTAAGTTACACATCTTTCTGCGATTGCTGTACTAATACAACATGCAATAATGGTAACAACTGCTGTACCATAATCATATGTTTGGTTGAATCCCATTGTATAGATCCCAAGTCCTATACCCATGATCACCATAAATGCAATAATCTCAACTATGAATTGTTTCGTTGTATATAGTATGTTCATAAAGATATACATCCTATGTATTTGTTCATACACTGTACACGAGTATGCCATCATAGAAGTAATTACATGCCTTTCGCATGGTTAATGTTATTACTTCATCTGATTGCATAACAAGATTGGACTTACAATTATTTATAATATTGTATGAAAGTGTCATATCAGATACATTTTTTATATACTGAATAAGGGATGAATTTGTTATACCTACTTCATCTGGAAAAATGTATATTATCTGATTATTATGGTATGCACCAACCAATTGATATGGTGAAATGTATGTATAAATGTTTTGATAACCTATTTTATATAATGAATTTACTGAGCACGTGTGAATACATCGTACTGTATCAGTTTTAATTTCATTGTTGCGTATGCATAAAATAGAAGTATTCAACGGAATTTCATATATTGGAACAGATTCAATAGTATTATCAAATGAAAAGTCTGATGTATATACATTCATTGGAATGAACATGTGTTTATGAAGGTATAAATAAATAGTGATGATAAAATAACATTATTCATTACGGGACTTTGCTCAATAAAGCCCACTGATTTATCTGTGGGATGAATTGAGCAGGTAGAGAAAGATTTAAATATTAAGTAGATCAACAATAATGTGCAATGTCACTTAAAGCATACAAGTTCAGAATATATCCTACCAAGGCACAAGAGACTGTGTTAGAACAGACTCTTGAAACTTGTCGTAGAGTATATAACAAAACTTTGGCTTTAAGAAAAGATGAGTATGAAGCAACAAAAACTTCTATTTCTCTATTTGAGACTAATCGACAACTAACTCAATGGAAGAAGGAAGACCCAATCTATCTGAAGAAGGTACATTCTCAGGTATTGCAGAATGTTCAAGTCCGAGTGGATCTGGCATTCCAAGGATTCTTCCGAAGAGTGAAGATCGATCCATCCAATGCAGGGTATCCTAGATTCAAAGCGCGAGGTAGGTATGATTCTATCACTTACCCACAACCCGGATCAGCATTCAAGTTAAGATCGGGATTTGTTGAACTCTCAAAAATTGGTAAAGTTAAGATCCAGCAACACAGAGATATCGAAGGAACACCTAAAACCTGTACAGTGTCAAAAACTACTACAGGTAAATGGTTTGTATCCTTTGCTTGTGAGATTGAATCTAAACCTAAACCCGAACGAGAGTTTAAAGCAGTAGGGATTGATTTAGGTGTTAAAACTCTATGTGCTTTATCAAATGGAGAAGAGATTGACCCCCCTAAATTCTATGCTAAAGAAGAAAAGAACCTTGCTAAAGCACAGCGTAAGTTAAGTGCTGCTGAAAAAGGCTCGAAACTGAGAAAGAAGTGTAAGAAAGTAGTTGCTCATATTCATGAACGCATATCCAATAAACGCAAAGATTTCTGTGAGAAGTTAAGTCTATCCTTGGTTCAAACCTACTCTTTTATTGCATTCGAAGATCTGAGGATAGATGAAATGGTTCAGAAATCTGATTGTTATGTTGAGAAACAGATTATGGATGCTGCATGGAACCAATTAACAACCAGAACGATGCACAAAGCGGAAGAGGCTGGTGCAACCGTTGTCTTTGTTAATCCATACAATACATCACAGAACTGTTCTCAATGTGGGACATTAGTACCAAAAAATAGGAATGAAACGGTACATGACTGTCCTGCTTGCGGTCTTTCCATAGGGAGGGATCACAACGCTGCAATCAATATACTCAGACTGGGGCTGCAGTCTGTGGGTTCAATCCCTAGAAGCCCATGTCTTTAGACATGGGAGCAGTCACATGGCATTCCAATTCCATATAGCAATAGTTCTTCATCAGTGCATATTTGACAATTAATACGGAATTTTGGTGTACATCGTGGTTTAAATTCTGTATCACTACGTATTTTATCTAATAATTTTAATATAGTTGATGGCCGTGATGGTAAAAATGATGCAGTTTCTTTGAGACGCGGATTAATCACTTTAAACTTAAAATTATAATTAAAGTTTTCATTATTTTCGAGAAGTAAATTATAGAATCCAAATTCGAATTGGAGAGATTGTTTATTAATTGATTTGCCAGTTTTATACTCGATAATCATTAATGTATCTTCATCTAACTTATCCATTCTATCGATGATACCACGTATCTGATACTCGTGATTAAGAACTTTATATTCAAGAGCCATTGGTTGTCTATACACTGGTTCTATAGTATTGTATCTTGATATTTCTCCGTTTATGAACCATTCAAGCATTTCACGTTCTTGATCAGTGTATTCAGGATGAATAAATGATGTCCATGTTTTTGTTGGATATCGATGACACACCTGCATAAATGTTTCTGCAAATTCATGAAATCGTGATCCAAGTGTCATTGCATAATTTGGTGGTGAAATATATGATCTATCAATATACATTTTTTTGTATTGAACCGGACAGAACTTATATGAATTACATCTTGACTTACTAAAATAATGAGAATGAGCATTCCATTCATCATCAGAAATAATATACATCATTATATATTTGAAATGAATGTAAATTAATGTTGTGCTAAAATAAATAATAAAAATATAAACAATAAAAAGAAAAGGAAGGGTGTCGATAGAGGGGAACCTTGGTTCCAATCTTTCATTTTATATTAAACTTGCCATTATAACATCTCTAAATCGCTTATTAGTTACATTATATATACCATCTGGATATAGTGTTGGAATCTTTGATCCTTCTACTTTTGCATAGAATGATTTCTTTCCATTTTCAAACTTAGATTCTGCATGAATTACAATATCTGTCTCTTCCATAACAGATCCAATCCATTTTGGCACGTCTTTTTTCATAACAACGCCACCATCGTCAATAACTTCATCCTTTTGTGAATACATTGTATATATAAGACCTTTTGAAGCGATTTCAATGGACTTCATATGGATATCATCGATGTACTGACGACGTTCACGCCAAAGTGATCTATTTGCTATACCTTGATATGGACCAAGATTATTATGACTTCTCATAACAAGTTCCATAATACTTGACATAACTTCAGTACCATCGAACATTATCCAGTCAGGCGCAAATTTTAACTTTGCCTGTGCAAGCATTGATAAAATGAATGCATGAGTTTTTTGTGATGATTCAAGAAGTTTTTTATCGCTGGATTTATCAAGATACTTAATAGCATTTATAACCTTTATATGGAGATTACCATCCATAATATAATCAGCATCCTTCGGACGTGTAGATTTATTATCAAATGAAAATACCAGAATTTTGTCTCCTTTATATGGTATACCATATGAAATAGTGGTTTTTCCATCATTTTTATGGCCATATACAGTAAAGATTTCTTTCTTTATTTCAGTATCTTCTTCGTCTTCAAATACAAAATCTTCTGTATTTAAGCTAGTAAATTCTGTTGTTGAATCATCTACTAATTTAGTTTTTGGCTTGAACTGTTCAACATCTGGTGTATCTTCGGTTGGGGCATCCCATGATGATGACATATATTATAACCTCTTTTAATGTATTATTATAATGATCATATTTTATCTGTTCTTGATGAGATTTCGAGATGGTTTATCAGATTTATCATCATGTTTATCAAGATTATTCTTCTTGTTGGTAATATATTGGGATCCTGATAGATGTTTTCTTTCTGGATGATATGAACACCACCACTCATCAATGTTTACTACTTCTGTACGTTGTGGATTTAAATGACATAATCCACGCGGTTCTGCCGTTGGAACAATCCATGGACAATTTCTACAAAACATGCTGTATGAACCTCATAAAATCAAGTAATAAGTGGATTTATATAATCTCCACTTATAAATTGCTTTCCTGTAATTTCTTGATTGCTGCAATACGGGCATCATCCTGTTTTCCGATGACTCCCCACAGTTCATAATAAGCGATTTTATTTCCTTCGTCGTTTTTAAAGGTTTTCTTTTCACCGTATACAATAACATCCTGACCCTTTACAAGTTTCTTGATATCTTGCATGAGTGGAGCATACCGTGTAGAGAGTTTAATACCTCTATCCATGCCATCAATACCAATTGTTATAGACGTCTTTTCAGGATCTTTTGTGTTAATATCCCATATATTACCAATGGTAACAAATTTCTGATATGGATCCATATTAACAATTTCATCGAGAGTTCTGAACTCTTCAGACTCTTTTACTGGTTTTTCCACAAAGTTCCATGCATTTTCAAGAATACCCTCATCTTCATAGCAGTCTTTAGTGATCTTGAAAACTTTATTCACTTTTCTTCCATAAACAATAGATTTATAGCCAATACGTGGATAATTCTTGATTGGTGAATCACGATTTGCGAGATCTCCCTTACCCATAACGAGTTTTCCTTCTACAATCATTGGAATATATCGATACGGCTTAAATGGGAATTCCTTTTTGTATCCAGGATTTTCAGTTCCATTGTCGAAACTTTCACGCATATCAATAGCTACTGGGTACTGTCCACCAGTCTTTCCTGTACGAACTTCAACCTCACCTGATTTAACAAGTTCTGCACGCTCTTTTTCAGAACCATTCCACCACGCGGATGTAATAGTACGCTTGTTATAATCATTGTCATCTCGAATCGGAGAAACACCCACGATGATCGTATTGATTTTTGAAATATCAGTAATAGTTCCATTTGCAATTTGTGACTTGATATACTCAAGACCACTCATTGGGAAGATGTCATTTAATTTAGTTGGTACAAGAGAATCAATGAAATCGTCAAGATCTCCACCCTGATACTCATCTTTTAGAACATCCTTCGCAGAGTTTTTCCAATCCTGAATCTTCTTTTCTACTTCTTCAACTGGTTTTTTGAACCGTTCTGCAATTTTCTTTACGTCGTAATGCGACATGATTTTCCTCTATACGTTCATCATGTATAAGATGTTCTCCCATATATTATCATATGATGAGATTCCTTATTCATTGACATAATAGAGTGGGGCTCAAAAGTATAAATAACTTTCTATTATCTATACAAAACGGAGGTCAATATGACTACATTACAAAAGGGAAGGGGGTCGATAGGGGGAAACCGTAGGTTTCCTTATTTCAAATCGAGATGAAAACCTTCCATCCACAAGAAGTCACTCATCATTTCTATATTTTGTTCTGTTCGTTTCATAAATGATGATTTATTGAATAACATTGTCCTAAACAATAATTTATCTTCACGTGTTAATTTATCAAACAGATAATATCGTGCAAGATGACGAGTTATACCGAATCGCTTTGTGAAATCACTTGTTGTATACACTTCATTTTCTTTCCAATGATTCTGTACAAAGTCCATAAATTTGTCATACATTTTTTCTTCCGATTCACGATCAGTCTTTGACTTATATGAACAAATAGATTTTGATGTATCAATTGATGTATTAGATTTTGATGTATTAGATTTTGATGTATTATAACGATTACTCATGTATATCACCATCATTATCAATTACATTTTCTTTGTATACCTTTCTAATACGTGATTTAATGATCTTCTGTTTTGATGTGTTTATGAATGTCACACCATTATCATCTACAGTAACTTCCCACGCTTTACAACATATTGAATGAAAGTAAGAAGGCTTTATTAATATTGATGGGTATTCATGACAAAACGCATGAAGCATTGCATCTTCTACAAGCATTGTTATACTGTTGTCTTTTGAGAATTTACGTATAAAATTACGTACTCTGTTTGATATATATCCTGAACCAGCCCTTTTTTTGGCTTCTTCTTCATAAAATTTATATAGATCTTGTATTGTTTCCACCATACTATATATATGTATTGTATTTAATTATATAAATTTATGTATAATAATATAATATTTATATATAGGTGATCTATATTTTACATGTTTATAAATATCAGTTATTGTAGAGTAATTTTTTATTTCATGAATTTAATACAAGTATATATGCAAACAAAAGTGTGCAGCAAGTGTGGTAATGTTTATCCCATTACCTCCTTTTATAAGGACAAGACGCATAAAGATGGTCACTCATCAGAGTGTAAACATTGTAAACACAACTATATTATGAACAGAAAAACACTAAAATCTGTAAATACTCATATACATAAATCGATTACACAATGTTCAGATAAAGTAAATCAATCACTGGAATCAACAAGTATACACAGATCTCATAATGTTCATAAAGTTGATCCTCATGATAAAGAACCAAACTATAAAAATGTTGATTTAAACATTATACGGTGCGTTGTAAATGATGAAAGACCATTACATGAACAAATTTTGTATCACGAGTCATGTATTGAAGTACTTAAACATTTATCAAAGATTTTATCATCATAATGATCAAGATCGTAATTTAGATTAACTCATTATTTTTTTATGCTGGTAATAACTGAACATAAGTATTGCAGGACAGAGGCATATATAAGCCTGTACATTAATTATATCCTGTATCCAGGGATTTAATATCCCTATACAATTTATATTGATTAAATGATTTGATTTAATAATAAAATAATTTAAATCTGTATATTTTAATGCAGTGATGAGACTCCTTTTATATCTTGTTAATTTCATATTCATGTATCATACATGACAGATATGAGCACACTTCGCGATCTCACTAATGAAATTATAGAGCGAAGCGAGCATATACAAAATAGTCATTATGATTTAAGAAATCTATTTTTAATGATGTCAGATATGATACTCATTACTGATTTAAATGGCCATATAACTGATATAAACAATGCTGTATATGAAATTCTTGGATATTCCATTGAAGATATGAAATCACGTTCTTTTTTTGAAATTATAAATCACCCTGAATCTATCATAAATGATATACAAAAAAATGAAAACATATGTAATGGACATGTTGTAAAATATATTGAATTTATACACCGTGATAATCATATAGTATATACTGAATGTAAAATTCACAAAACGATGTGGAATGAACAAGAATCATTTATCATTATATCTCGTGATGTAAGTGACCGTATTCGATATGAACAAATTATAAACGAGAAACATAACGAAATAGAAGCAGCATATCAAGAATTAAAAGCTATTGAAGAAGAACTCAAAAAACAACTACTAGATTACCAATATAGTGAAAATCTCATCAGATCTTTATGTGATAACGTGCCTGACATGATTTGGGCAAAAGACATGAACAAAAAATATGTATTTGCTAATAAAACTGTTTGTAATAAATTGTTATGTGTTGACACTTATAAAGACGTATTAGAAAAGACTGATGTTGATCTTGCTCAAATACAAAGAAATTTATATCCAAACGATCCTGATTGGCATACATTTGGTGAATTATGCCAAGATTCTGATGAAATTGTTATGGATACCATGAAATCATCACGATTTTATGAATATGGAAATGTACGTGGTATACCTTTACACCTTGAAGTATATAAATCACCATTCATTTATAATAATGAAATGATTGGCACTGTTGGGTGTGCCCATGATATTACTGAAGAAATTGCTCTTAAAAAAGAGATTTCAAATAGAACGAATTTTATTAATTCCGTTCTCAAAGCATTACCTATACCAGTATTTTATAAATCTGTAAATGATATATATTTAAACTGTAATGAAGCATTTTGTATGTTTTATGGAGCATCACAATCATATATAATTGGAAAATGTACATACGATCTGTTTCCAGATATTGCTGATGAAATTGTAGACGGAGACAGGTATCTTATTGAATTTCCATCAAAGATATTGTATTCAAATTTTGAAATATATGATGCTCACTGGAAAAAACATACTGTAACAATCATCAAGACTTCACATATTGATCATGATGAAAATATTTTAGGTATTATTGGAATTGTAATTAAATTTGACATTCAATTATCAGGAGAATATACATGGGACTCCTAATGGACAATTTAACTAACAATAATGAGTTCACCTTAAAAGATCTCCTAAATATGTATCTTCGTGAAATAGAGAATGCTCAAGCAAACATAGAAAAATTAGAAAATCGTATTAACAGAGATATAGATACAATTAATATTGATATCAGACAATATAAATCCAGTAATGATGATGATTTAAGAGATATAAACAATGAAATAAAAGAAATTAAATTAATTATTCATAATATGTCAAAAGACATTACATCACTTATAAACACCATAGAAAAAGAAAGTATATCGAAAGATCATCAACACGATTTAGATATAGCTGATTTAAAGAGGCAATCTATGATCAGTGGTGGTGGAAGTGGTATATTAGTCACAACAGCATTTCAATTATTATTAGAATATTTAAAATTACCAAAGTGATATATTACAATAATTTTAATGTTATTACAATATCACTTAATACAGTAGTTAATTCATGTATTGATCCATTATTATATATTGTATAATCTATATATTTTTTATTTATACCTTTTTCTGATTCGTGATACAATGGATCAACATCTCTATCTATTTTAATAATTATATATCCAAGATTTTTAAAGTGTTTTGCTTCATTATCAAATCGGATATCACTTATAATATGATTTTTTGGAGTCATATTAATCCATATATTTGAATCTAATGATCTGCCCCAATGAGTTCCAATAATTTGATATAATACACGAGGAGATGTATAAAATGTACAACCATGGTGTATATCTATACACAGCATTGAACACATATATTCATAAAATGATTCAAAAGAAGCATATTTATATAATTTTAATGATGAATACATAAACTTTAATAACATATATTTTTCATAATCCATTTGGTATATTCTATATGATTCTTTATCAGATCTTGAATAAATATCACCAGTAAATACATGCGACAATGATTTTACCGGGGTAGCAAGTGCATATACAGGCACTTTAAACATTGTAACTATATGATTTGCAGCAAGATCTTTACCCGATCCAGCACTACCAGTAAATGCAATAAGTGGAATTGTCATTATACACACCAAAAAAAACTTTATTTATACAAAATAAAAGGGAAAGGTCGATAGGAAAACCGTAGGTTGTCCTTTCAATGGAAGGTCTTATTTAAAAGTCCACTAAATTTTTCAGGAATAAATCCTTCATCCATAACAAATGTATGCTCTTTACCTGTCATAGTACGAATCATAACATAGTTTTTTTCCCCAGCACTGTTTATACTTATACTTTCAATTGACGGAATCTGTATAATAGTATATGGATCCGTTATCTGCAACCAATTATTATTTAACACTTTAATGAGTGCCATGCATATAAAAATTGTTGTATATACATTTATAGTTATTTGTCATTACAAACTTGTTTAATTATATAATTTAATATATCTAGAATGTATAGATGCAGAAAAATTAAATAAACAAATACGACATTCTCCATCTATATCAATTCTATGACTTGATTCATCAATAATCAAATCAATTTGAATATTTTTCTTACAAAAAGGGCATACAACATGATGACCAGAAGGATTTTTATAAATAGTAATTTTATCTTGCATATAAAATAATATTATATATAATATTATATAGAGTTATGTATAAAAATCACGAATTTTATAATACAACAGTATTAGTATCATTTGTAGTGTATTCAATTATACAATGATTATAAAATTCTTCAGCAAATGGAGTCATGTAATTACGTTTTTCTGTCATTAACCATTCCAAAAATTGAGATTCGATCCGATTCATGAGTGGGTAACAACCACGTAATCGAGCACATTCCTCTAAAATACCTTGTAATTCATCATCATGATTCGTCATTGCTTTTCTCATATAATTTAATATAATGTTCTTTAAATTCTTTTACAAATTTAATCATGTCATCAGATTTTTCAGTTAACAACCATTTAACAAAATCAATTTCTGTCTGTTGTAATACTGGAAACGGACTACGAATTGATGCACATTCATATTTTCCTCATTAATTTCTCTGGTAATAAAAATATCTCACCATCAGATACACAATGCATAACTGCTGGATTTCTATCTAATCGTTCAAGGAAGCCACAGAGCCATTCAACTGCATCATATTCGGCAGTAGATAGAATATCAGCATACTCTTCGTCGGTGAACTCATCACGGGTTTCGTTGGGTGCAAACACATCAAAGTATGGACTGATACGTTCCTCATCCATAGTTATAAAGTATGTAAGTTTGGACTCATCAAATTGAACATCATAAATTGCATCAGGATTGATCCTAAATGCTTTATTATCATCACGGATTATGTATGTCATAAAGTAGATTCCCCATTATCATGATCAATTTTTTGTTTATCATATTTTGTATAAGTGTATTTTGTATAAGTGTAAAACCATATTAAATATTTTTGAACGGATCTCAATATCAAAATATGATTTAACCATATGTTTTTACAATTTCACATTCATAATATGAATAATATGTCATGATGTAGTTAACTCCTCATCATTAGGTAGTAAATTAGATTTTGATATCATATAATCTCTAAACTGTTCTATATAGTTTTGTAAACATTTCCAAGAACAGATATCTAT